TTGGAACTCTAGGACGTCGCCGTTCATGATCTTACGTCCTAGTATATTAATCATTTCGTTGTAGTGGAATGTAATGAATACTGTATCTGTAGCATTCATTAAACCAAATTGTGTTAAATCAAAGTCCTGACTTGCAGGAGTGTAGACACCACGCATATTGTAGATGCTAGTATCATACTTGCGGTCTCTGTTCTCTAGGAACAAGAAGTCCTGTATGTTTTTTTCACTTTGATTTGTGTATTTTGGCTGAGTTGCGTCTGCTAGGTCGCCAGTCTCTCCACTAGCCGCATTTGGACCCAAATACTTGTGTACATTAATGCCCACACCGCCCACAGTAAACATTTCATTAATGTTTTGATCGAAAAATTTGTAGTCTGCGGTATGCTTACCGTCTTTCCATAAACTAAGTCTGGGCACTATTTTAGTCCTTATTGCTATATTTAGCTGATTGACAACTGGTAGGAGTGGTTGTATACTAATTGATAACTAATACTAAACCGGTGAGGATACTATGGCGTTGAAAGGCAAAACAACCAAACAAAAGAAAGCACACTTAAGGTATACAGAGGAAGAACAATCAAAGTGGACAGAGTCTGAGCGCAGATTAGAATCTCTGAGGATGTACAACCATTTTAATTATGAATATTCTCACAAAGATAATAAAAAGGTTGTACTTAAATGGATGCAAGAGTCAGGAGAATATTCCAAACAACAGATAACTGATGTGAGTTTGGGTCCAGATTCCATGTTACCAACAACTTGCGGCGCAGTTGCAAGAGCATGGGAATCTGGCTGGATATTAGACGCAACCCAACTTAAACATATGAAAGATGGGTTAAAGGAATACTTCGTAAGGTTTAGTAGTACTAGAACAGAAATTAAACAAGAACAAAAGACAGTAAACACAGTCCCACAGTTAACTATACAAGATAGGATCAAACTTAAAATTAATGAACACGTAGGCTATTTTGAGGAAATGCAGGATCAGTTACGTGATAAGACTAAACTAAATCCTAAAGCATTCGAGTATTTTAAAAAAGAAAATGTGCCACAAAATATGCTTAAAGGCATTGCAGAACCGTTTATAGAACGTTTAGCAGAATGGCAAGAAGCCAAAGCAGGTACTTGCGAGGATCTTAAGGAAGGTTACAGTCACTGGCAGGCTAAGGATTATAAGAAATACTTTGAGTTTGTAGAGGCAATACTAGCAGACATTGACGCATACAGTAAAACAAAGAAGGCTGTCAAGGTTGCTAGGGTCAAGAAAGCACCTAACAAACAAAAACAGGTTGCTAAAATGAAATACGCCAAGGACAACACAACATACAAGATTGCAAGTGTTGATCCTGTAACGGTTATAGGTGCTACAGAGCTTTATGTGTTTAATGTTAAGACACGTAAGTTAGGCAAGTATGTTGCTGATACTCACATGGGTGTACTAGGTGTTAAAGGTACAACAATAGTTGGCTACGACACTAATTTAAGTACTCAAAAAACACTACGTAAGCCCGAGAGACAACTGCCAGAGTTTACAGGTAGCAGTAAAGCCGCTAAACGTAAGTTCTTAAACGGTATCAAGAGTGTGGAAATTGCATTAAACGGAAGGATAAACTCAGACACAATTCTGTTGCATGTACAATAAATACATGTAACAGGATTTTAAGATGGCCACACTAATAGAAAAGCGACAAGAAATAGAGAACTATATTAACCTTAGACTAGGTGGTCAAATGGTTGATGTAGAACTAGACAAAGAACACTACGACTTAGCAATTAACAATGCTCTTATACGTTTTAGACAACGTGCTGATAACTCACAAGAAGAGAGTTATTCATTTCTAAGTCTAAATAAAGAGCAACAGGAATATATTCTTCCTAGTGAAGTGCAAGAAGTACGCCAAGTGTTTAGACGTGGTATTGGTAGTGTAACAGGTACTACTGCTAGTCAGTTCGAACCCTTCGCAAGTGGTTACTTAAACACTTATATGTTAGTTGCTGGTAGAGTCGGTGGTTTGCTAAACTATGAATTGTTTACACAATACCAAGAATTAGCAATGAAAATGTTTGGTGGATTTATAAACTTTACATTTGATAGAAGCACAAAAAAACTTACTATTGTGCGTAAGATACCACAAGACGGCGAAGATGTTTTATTGTGGACATACAACTACAAACCTGATATAACAATGCTAAACGACCATATGATTTTTCCCTGGGTGCAAAATTATGCACTAGCATTGTCAAAACACATGCTAGGTGAAGCCAGAGAAAAGTTTGCTCAGATTGCAGGACCACAAGGTGGTACGTCACTAAATGGTGCTAGCCTTAAAGGTGAAGCAAACGCAGAAATGGAACGACTCGAGTTAGAAATACAAAACTACTACGCTGGAAGTACACCAATGTGGTGGGTTACAGGCTAGACTTCAATACGACTTTAGTTTATAATAACTAGATGCAAAAACAAATTATAGGCATCGTGGGACTTATCGGTTCAGGTAAAGACACGATTGCAGACTACTTGGTAAATTTTCATGGTTACAGACGTGACAGTTTTGCTGGCACACTTAAAGATGCTGTTAGCACAATATTTGGTTGGGATAGAGATCTTGTGGAAGGACGTGCGGCTTATGCTCGTCAATGGCGTGAACAAGTTGACGAATGGTGGTCGAAAAGACTAGGCATACCTAACCTTACTCCTAGGTATATATTACAGCAATGGGGCACTGAAGTGGTACGTAAGAGCTTCCATGATGATACCTGGATTGCTAGTCTAGAGAATAAAATACGAAACAGCGAAGACAATTGTGTTGTTACAGACTGTAGGTTTCCTAACGAAATAAAAATGATTAAAGAACTGGGCGGTAAAGTCCTGCGTGTTAAACGTGGAGAAGATCCTGAATGGTACGAAATTGCTGTTGAAGCCAATAAGGGAGATAAGGAAGCATTAGACCTAATGACGAATTATTATAAAGTTCATATTAGTGAATGGGCTTGGGCAGGCGCAGGCTTTGACTATACTGTGCTAAACAACGGTAGCATAGACGAACTATACGAAGTTGTTAGAAGTCTGGCAGTACGCCACTAGGCTTCCAGCCTAGTTTCATATCACTTACTTCAACACCACAGTTTAGACATACACTAACAAGATTACTTTTGTTATTGTTTCCTAAATCTCCATCCACATGCCAGACCATAATCTGTGCTTTGGTCTTAGACTTAAATCCACATTTTTCACAAATACTTTTTTTCTTATACCCCGCTCTATGCCAAGCAGGTATTTTTAATGGCTCTTTTCTATTACGTCTAATACAAGTATCACACCTTGTTCGATAGTAAATTTTACCCTGTTTTTTGTAGTTTACTGCTACTTGATTTTTGTTACAGGCAGGACATATTCTACGTTGCATACACTTATTTAATAGATACCTTTAAAAGGGCAACTAACAAGGACCATTTTAACTATAATCAATAAATACTACTAATTAACATATTGAGGATTACTACGATGGCATTAATTTCACCTGGAGTAGAAGTAACAGTTACTGATGAGAGTAACTATGCGCCAAACGCCTTGGGATCTATCCCTTTAATTGTATTGGCGACAGCACAGGACAAATTGAATCCCTCTGGCACAACTGCTACAGCAACTACAGCCGCTAACGCTGGTAAGTTGGTAGCCGCAACAAGTCAGAGAGAATTAACAAGCCTATTCGGTACTCCTACATTTTATAAGACAAGTTCAGGAACTCCAATTCATGGTTACGATATCAATGAATATGGTCTAATGACTGCTTATAGTGTATTAGGTGTATCCAATAGAGTTTATTGTATTAGAGCAAACGTGAACACAGCAGAGTTAGTTGGTACAACAGTACGTCCTACTGGAAGTCCTGCTAACGGTACATACTGGTTAGATTTAACAGATTCACTTTGGGGCATCTTTGAATGGAATAGCTCAACACAAGCATTCACAAACAAAGTACCTAGAGTTATTACTAGCACATCTGACCTAACTGGCGGTGTTCCTAAGACTAGTGTTGGTAATATTGGTGACTACGCTGTAATTGCAACTAATACTAACAACCCAGTTTACTATAAGAAGTATGACAATTCTTGGGTACTGGTAGGTAGCACAGGCTGGCAGACAGCACACCCAACAATTGCGGCTACTCAGTCTAACCCAACACTAACAAGCAGTGAATCCATTATTATTAATGGTACAACTATAACATTAACAGGAACAACAGTTGCAAGTTTAGTAAGCGATATCGCTACTAATGTTACTGGTGTTACTGCATACGACTCAAGCGGTATACTTCATATCTTTGCTGATAACACAGCAACATCAGATGGTAGTACAGCAGACGGTGCTATTGCTATTAGTAACGGCACAGGCACACCATTAACAGATTTAGGTATTACAGCAGGAACATATTACAACCCTGACGTACAACAGTCAGCACATACAAGTGTTCCAACCTGGAAGACTAACGATTCTGCACCTAGACCAACAGGCAGTGTATGGAATAAGACAACTACTGCTAACCTAGGCGCAAGTTTTGATGTAAGTTTATATTCTAGTACTACTGATACATTTACAGCAGTTAGTGCACCAGTATATGAAAACGATCAAACAGCAAACAAGAATTTAGATTCTACAGGTGGTGGTAAGAACATTGGTGCTGGTAGTGTTTATGTACAGTATGATGTATTAGAAGATGATTCTTTAACATTTAAATTGTACAAGCGTCAAGCAACTGGAAAC